GAACGTAGACAAAGAATTTTAACTAACAAAAATTTGAAAGGTTGGGTGTAATGGTTAAGAGATTAGTATCATGGTTTGAACATATTGGTCGTATGAGAGCGGCTAGTGAATTAGCAAGACAAGGTTACTACAAAGAAGCAAAACGCTTAATGTGTAACCAGGAGGTTGCCTAAGTTCGTTAGAATTTTGGCAGTCTTCTTAACAACTACTATTTTAATTTCAGATGATGTCGGTAGAGGCATCCTCGACAAAAAAGGTAAACGAAAAGAGGAAGTAAACTATGTGGCCTTACACAGATGAAGAATTAGATTTCATTAACGGAAATTAATCTTTTTTAAAGTTTTCAAGTTCATTATTTGATGGTGCATTAGGATCATTTGTTGTAAGAAACAATTTCTTAATATCACCATTAAATGTGAAGTGTCCAACGTGATCCAATTCAATAAGTGGGTCTAACCAAACCTCTCCGCCTATTTTTTGCCATCTACGACAAAATGCATAATCTTCTGATAGATATCTTTTTGTTTCTTGTTCATGCATAACATCAAATAAAAGATATGTCCATTTTGCTTCTTCTTCTGGCAAATCTAAGTCATTATGAAAATACAATTCAGGGTAAGCATCAATCATTTTTAAAATTGCTTCACGTTTGATAAGCATAAAACCTGTTGCCGCATCTTTCAATTTAATTAATCCATCTTTATTTTGTATTTCTCTACCATTAGTTTCTGGATTGACATACCAATCAAAATTCAATGCATATTTTGAACCAAGTGCTTTTAGTTCATCAACTGTTCTTTGCTTTCCTTGTTTAATTTTTCTTTCAAGTTCACGCCAGTCTAAATCTTTCTTTGGATATGCACCTACAACAATGTCTTTGTCATGTTGCAACATGTGTAAAATATCTTGACAGTTGAAATTGATATCAGCATCAATAAACATTAGGTGTGTTGCTTTTGGATTAGCCATCATATAAGCAACCATATGACATCTTGCTCTTGAAACAAGAGATTCATTCGCCGAGGTTGTTACTGAATAAGGAATACCGTACTTTGTAAAAGTCATGTGTGCTTTAGACCAAGAACGAAAAAATGGTTCTGTAATCTGACCACCATAACATGGTGTACAATAATGTACGTGTGTTTCTCTGATTTTTTCTAAATCAAATGGTTTTCTGTATTTTTCGAATTGTTTTTGTAAATCCACTTTTTCACCTATGTATTTGTATTATGATACAATATCTGTTAGTGAAAGTCAACCTTTTTTATTGGAAGCGATCCAAGCCTTTGCTTGACGTTTGCTTGGTGGGGAAATTAGAAACTTATCAATCGCTTTTTCAACTCTATCAAAGTTTTCTTTTCTTTCAGGATCTTCTAGTCCGCCTGAGTTATCAACTACAAAGAAGTTTGGAGCACCAAACATTTGCTGAAATTTCATGATATTATCTTGAACTTGTTTCCACATGTTCGTTACCATATCTGAAGGAATGCTTCTGTCTCTTTTTGTGTTTCTTTGTTGTGCTACTTCTAAACTTGTGTTTACAAATAACATCATCGTATCATAACCCATCTGTTGAAGACGTTCTTGTGTCTTGCCTATCTTCATTACGTCTTTACCAGTACCGTCAATTACTAGTCCTAATCTTCCATCTATATAGATGCTTTCACGTTTTTTTGTTAAAACTTTTGCATTATCTCGTCTTGATTGTCCGTCTTGACTTGCAATAGTATCAGGGTCTAAAGGTAAATTATCTTTATTCATGATAAGTTCAAAAACTTCATCTGAGTTTACCATCTTTAACCCTGTTCCTCTCAACATTTTTTTGGCAACAAAAGACTTGCCGGAACCAGGTCCGCCCGCCATAAACACGGCTTTAAATATATGAGGGTCATTGACGCCTTCTTCTACTGATTTTATAACTTCTTCAACACGCATATATGTATTTATCAATTAACGAACATTTTGGTCTATAGAGTTCCACTGTACTCTTGCCGATGCTAATTCTCTTGATACCCTATTGATAAGTCGTTGTGTAGATGGACTTGTTGTAGAATTGTAAAAGGCCATTTTTTCATCTTCTCTTGTTTGTATTCTAAATTTATTTCCTTCAGATTGATAAACAAGTTGTGAGTTTGCTCTTTTTAATTCTTGTGATAATAATGTTTCATCTGTGGCTAACATATCTGCTAAAATTATTGCTTGGTTCTTTAGTTCTTCTGTAGAGAAAGTTTTATTTGATATAGCATCTGATATTTCTATTTTAAGAGATTTGACATCTCTTTTTAACCCTAATAACTGATTTGAATAAGTAGATTGCCATAACTTCCAAGCATCACTAGATATTGTAGTAGATGTTTTTGTCTTTGGTGCTGTAGAAGACGATGCAGTAGAACCTGTATTTGGTAATGGAGTTATTGTATTTCCGCCAACTGCATTCTTTAATGTTTCAAATGTATCTCCAAAGATACCTGTAATTTCTGTAAATAAATTGTGCAAATATGCATCTAAAGGTTGATGAGTTTTTCCTGTATTTGTAAACGGAGATTGTGGTACTCCAGAAGACTGCGATGCTTCTTGTTTTGCTTGATCCATAGTTTTTATAACTGTATCGGCATCTGCTCTTGAATCTACTTGTGTTGGTATATCTGGCTCTTGACCTAATGGTGTATTTAATTTATTAACTGCACCTTTCATATCTTGACTACCAGTATTAAGAATAACTGCCATTTGACATGGGTCTAGAGCGGCTGCCGCCATCGCTAATGCTAAAGCCTTACTTGCTAATTCTGTAGCAAGATTTAATAATTTAGATGCCTCATTTGCAATTTGATTTGTTACATCAGCGATTGCATTTATTGCCTTACCGATTAAACTTCCCATTTGACCTAATATATCACCTACTGCACTAGTCAATGAACCTATTGCATTTGTAATTGCATTAATAACATCTCCTACTATTCCGCCTGCTTGACTTATAGCATTTGCAATACTATCTAATGCACCCGTAACGCCTGTTTGTTGTAGAAAACCATTTAGTTTTTCAAATACTCCATCAATGAAATCCATAGTACCATCAAAGGCACCACTTAGTATTCCTAATATTTCATTAAAAAATGAACATGATTCTCTTTGCTCTCCAAATTGTGCATTCATACCTGCAAGTGAACTGGCATCAGATAAAGTTTGTGGCAAATTAGTCATTTGTCCTGCAGTATGATTTTTTAAACTATTGAACATTGCTAAACCCAATCCTGCAATAGTTCCTATTTTTAATATTTTATCTAAATCAACACCTGTTGCAGATAATACACCTGCAAATATTAATGCCTTATCTGTTGCACTAAAATTATTCAACGCTACATCTATAGATCCTATACCTGTTATAGTTGCAAGTGTATTAGAAAACGTGCCTATTAACCCAATACTATTATCTGCACGACCAATATATGGATTTGAAAAATTATTTCCTGCTATCTCACTGGCTATAGTTGATAATGCGGCTTGTCTATTAAATTGTTCTTGCTGAGATTGTAAAAATGCTTGTTGTGTAGGTGTAAGTGTACTACTAGAAACTGTACTATAATATTGTGCTGGTGTAGTATTTACGTTAGAAAATGTAAATGCTCCGCCACCTCTATTGACAAATTCTTGATATAATCGTTCTAGTTCTGCTTCACTTGCCATTGTCTTATCCGTTTGTGATTACATTTGGTGAACCACTAGCAACTTTGATACCACAACTAAATGCATCACCTAGTCTGCCTAATGGTAACCCATTAACAAAAACATTTGGTGATCCCTGTGACAATGGTGTAGTATGAGGTACACAAAAAGGTGGGACACCGTGCGGTGTATCTTTATCTGTAACTCTGAATGCAGGCAAATTGTTTATAAAAACATTATTTGAACCTGCACTGCATTGTCCAGGAGCACAAGGTGAGTGTGCAGTTGTACTATCTGTAGTTCTAGCAGTTAAAGGCATTATGTAATCAATCCTTTTTTCTCTGGTGCAATAATACCACTTGTTGCGGCGGTATATGCTTTTGTTGTTTCTTTGTTTGTTTGTAAAACTGAAACTATCTTATCACGGTGTAAAACAACTTCGCCTTCACTATCTCCAGTAACAGTAAATGGTTGAAATGAAATTTGCTGACCATATACTAATGTTAGTGGTTTTGTAAGAATAAAATAATCTCCACTTTCTTCTACAAACTTACCTAACAATTCTTGTCCACCTGTTAGTACAAGTGTAACAATATCGTCTTTGTCGTATCTTCTTTTATTTTTTAACATTCTTCTTCCTGTATTTATATCGTTAATTATATATGTATTTATTTCCTGTATTTGAGTGTGGAAATAACTTCATTTATATCATACTTTTTAAGAATATCCAAGTCTTTTTTATTAACTTCATTATATTCACATATCTTACCATTTGCTCTGTTTAGTATATAACCTTCAGAGTACACTACTAGATACATATCTCCATAATACATATCATGTACTAGCCATAATTGATTATCTTTTTCTGGAACTGAATGATGTAGAGTATAAAGACAGCCTAATCCGTTACCACTTCTTGTATAATATCCTTCATTTATATATTCCCAGATATCTGGCCAAGTAGTAATATCATCAAAATTGAAGCCGTGAGGATTTGGATCCAGCTTTTCAAACCAATCCATTATATTTTGTAGTTGCTTTTGAGAGAATTCTTTTTGTAGTTCTAGTCTAAGTTGTCGCCACTCATAAAGCAAAGTAGCTTTGTCACGCATTTACATCGTCCATCTTTTAACAGTAAAACTTATTTCTGACTCGTAATTATTATCTTGCTCAAAATAAATTAATATGTTATTACCTTGAATGCTATTAGCAGTTAATGATACTGATGCATCATTTGTTATTTGCTCTGCAACTGCTTCTACCCCATCAATACCTGTTGTAATAGTAATTGAAGGTATTGCAGTATGTGTCCATGTAGGTTGTCTAAATCTTACTATAACATTACCTGTTGCGCCTGCTTCATTATCAATCATAAAAGCACCAGCCTGATATGCTAGTATATAAGGTTTATTAGGAGATGTTACTGAATATTTTAATTTAACTTCTATTACTTCGCCACCTGCCATAGTTGGGTTGATAAAAGTAATATCTTGTCCTGATAAAGTCCAATCTGTTGTTTGTACATATGATGTACCGTCAACAAGAACACTATCTATTTCATAACCATTAACATCTAAAGTTTGTGCTATTGTAAATACAGTATCATTTGCCGCCGCAGTAAAAGTTTCTGTAATATCTGATGGTGCAAACCATTCTTTTACGTCTGCGATTGTAGTTGAATTTACTCTTATAACATCTTCGATTTTAGATTTAAATTCAATATTTGAAAATTCATCTGCTTGTGCGATGTTATCTCCATCGTCTTGCCAAATTTCTGTGTTATCATCCGTAAGTTTAATTTTGTTTATACCTTGAGGAACACCATTGATTACTTTAAGAGTACCTACACGAACAAAAGTTTCTGTTTGAGTCGCATTCGTTTGTTTCAATGAATAATCAACAAAAAATGTAGTACATTCATTTTTTTCATAATTTAAAAAGTTGTTTGATTGCCCTACTAATGATTTTCTAAATAAACTTGAACGTCTACCATCATTTACATCATATATTTTAAGATGTTGGTCTGCAAACATTTGATTGAAAGTATTTTCTGTTGCAACTTCAACATTTGTTCTTGGAACAGCATATTGACTTACTGGAAATTCTGAACCTCCAGTTATATTACTGTGTGTTAAAGAAGATAAATCTGTGTTTACACCTGTTGTGGATAATATCTCAAAATTGAAATTAGCATCATCAGAGAAGTTTACAGTTATCGATTCAATAACATCATTTTCATCTCCGTCTACCATTGACTTATATGATATCGTCATATCACCTGTAGGTGCAGTTGTAAATCTTATTTGTGTTACAGTATCGAAATCTACATGATTTGAATCAATTATTTCATAATCTGTATTAGGTATAACATTTCCGCCAGCATCTGTAACTTCTAGACTTGTAGGTGCAAGAGCAGGATAACCATTAAGATTAAACTGAACTTCTGTACCATTAATACCATCAGTAGTACCTAGTACTTCTGTTGAAGTAACTTGTTCTGTTGAATTCTGAAAATCCTGTAAAGCTGGTGTAAAGTTTATTGTGCCTTCTTTAGTTGCTTCATTAAAAGAATAATTATAATCTCCGTTTGCTAATGTCAACGTAGTTGTAGTTGCATTTGGATCATTTTGATTGATATATTCTATTGAAATTGGTTCATGAAATTTATCTTTTAATTTTGCATCTGTAACTGTAATACTTGATAGTGCGTCATTTGTTGTGTTCTGATTTAATACTACAACTGAAAAATCTTCTTCTTTTCTTAAATCAGGTTGTGTTTCATGTATTTTTAAAGTAACAACTGTTTGTCCATTTAATACTGGAGCTGTAACAATCTCTCCTATAGTTCTTACCTTGAATTCTTTTTCTGGATTACCATTTGCATCTAACACTGGATTATTATTTTCATCTAGCTTATCAACAAAATGTTCTTGGTTTAAGTTATCTCCTGGAGTAAATGTCTGTGATGTTGTATCAAATGTTATGGTTTGTACAAAGAAGTTCATTGCTTCCATTAGGTTGTTTACACCAGATCCAAGTATTGCTTGACCTGTATTTGGATCTATATCATCTGGTATATTTCTAATGACTAAATCTTCATCAATAACTAGTCCTGGATAAGGATTATCTTCTGAATTTAACCAGGATTGAACAATAGACTTTGCGTTTGCAAAAGGATCAAATTGAACTTCGTTGATAGCTGGATCAATGCCAACATACAATTGGTTAGTATCGGTTGCAAAACCCATTTCTCCAGTTTCAAGAGTACCGGCACTAATATCTTTTCTTTTGCCTCGTCTTAATAATATTTTAACATTGGATGTGGACATTTAAAACTCCTAATTACTTACATGTATTTATCAAAATACTCTTTAACCTTGCCTGCCCACGCAAGACTATACTTGTCAAATTCGTCTTTTTCTACAACAAATTCTTGATAATTGCCTAAATTGTCTGCTTCGGCATCCCAGCCAATCATCATAATCACAATAGTTTTGATATCTGTTCCATGTAATTCATTATGTGCGGCTGAATAAGCGGCACCTTGTAAAAAGTAATCATCAATCCATTCACGTTTTTTTGGTTTACGAGTAGTCTTAAAGTCAATGATAGCAGGCTTACCTTTCCATACTCCGACACAATCTGTCGTACCTGCATATAATCCGGGATAATACAGAGGAACTTCTGTACCCCAAACTTCATCTACATTTGAGAGACCCTTTTCAATAACAATATCTGATAATTCTTTAGACATCTGATGAATGAGATTTGTACCACCTGGTCTATCTTCTTCAAGAATATACTTTTCAATATGTAAGTGTACTTGTGTACCAATACCAGTGGCTAATTTAGTAATGCGATTTGCTTCTTCATCGCCTACTCTTTTTCTCCATTCATATAATGATGTTTTGTCTTTTAGTGCGTCTAGTACAGTTGTAACACTTGGCAATGGTTCGCCATTAGGAGTTTGATAGTGTCTACTTCCTTCTATACTGACTCTTTCTAGGGGTTGGTAATTATAGCGTTCTGTTAGCATAGTATTAGTATACTACACTTTATTGCAGATTGCAATAGTTAATTAGAGATTCTTTTCGATTTCTTCAATCATTGAAGACTTAGTTTTTCTACGGTCTAGCGCCATACCTAAGTTTTCTTCTGCCCAAATATCTAATTCTTTTTTAGTCATTGCTTCAAACACTGGTCTTTCACCTAAAGCTACAGATTTTGTTGCCTCGATAACTTTGGCTTTTTCTGCTCTTGCTTCGACTACAACTTCTGGTGTTGCTAAGACTTTTTCGACTTCTCTCTGATGTTCTTTAGATTTTGCTTTTTGTTTTTGAACTCTAAGCATAAACTCACGGTGTCTTTTTGCATTTAGAATTTCTTGACGAATTTCTTTTTGTGAATCTGATAATTTCTCTAGACCATTTTCTTTTGCTTTTTCAGATGTATCAACGGCCTTTTTTTGAGCATCATGTTTAGATACAATGTTTGTATTTCCTTTTACAATTAATGGCATTATTTTATCCTCTTCTGTGCAGTTTTCACTGCTAGTTTACTAATCTTTTCTTTGTCTTTGTCTGCATCTTTACCTTGACTAGGTGGGGCGCCTTTCAAGTTAATAGTATCTACAGTAACTTTGCTTATGTATTTGCTGTTAGCTAACATATCAACTAAACTTTCTGGAGTTACACTATAACCCATTTTAGTTAATTCATCAACCATCATATCAGTGCCAACGGAACCAATATCATTTGCTTTCAAGCGAACAAGATACGCATTTAAGTCATTGCGTAGTTGTGCTTGATAGTTCTTGTCTTCATTTAAAAGACTAGCAACCTTCATAATTAGTCTCTTTTCGAACGGCCAAGTGGTTCATCAACTTCGCCAGATGATGCTTCATCACCGCCTAGGTCTGCCGCGATATCATCTTCCATATCGTCTTGCATGTCACCGCCAACTTCTGCTGTTGCTGGTTCCATATCACCTGCCGGTGCTTCACCTGAAAGAACTAGAGCCGCATTGTTAACTGCATCTTTAGTTGAACGTGCAGAGTCTAATAGACCTGCAATCGCTTG